TAGAGAATAACTCCGAGCGACCTGGTGGGTGGCCTGATTGCACACCGTATCGCAGACATCCAGAAGTGATGGATATTCTTACTTACAGTGGAATTACTAATACTATGCAAGACCTTATTGGTGAACCTGCTGGTCTTCATTTAAATCTAACGGGGTGGGTTACTACTCGCCGTAATTGGCATCAAGATTCTTATTTAAACCCAGACCATGTTGGTGACTACTATGCTGCTATCTGGATTGCTCTTGAAACCATTCATCCAGATTCTGGACCTTTTCAATTTGTTCGTGGTTCACACAGGTGGCCTACAGTTACTAGGGAAAAGATTCTTGCTGCACTTAGTCCAGATGAGCAAGACCATACATGGCCCAAACATAGTGAACGACTACTTACCCCATTGTTTGAAGCAGAGATTGAGAAACGTAACGCTGAAGTAATCACGTATCTGCCAGAGCGTGGTGATGTGTTGTTTTGGCATGGTAGGTTATTACATCGTGGTTCTGAGCCTAATGTTGTTGGTATGCCACGTAAATCTTTGATTGCTCACTATTCAGGAATCAATCACCGTCAAGATATGCCAACAGCAAAAAATAATAATGGTGGGTGGTATTTCCCACTAGAAGGTGGTCCTGTTTCATGAAACTTTTAAATGTTGGTTGTGGAACCCATTACGCACAAGGTTGGGTAAATACAGATACATGGGAAACAGATGACACCAAACCAGATGTCAAGGTAGCCCCTGGTAAACCGTATCCGTTTGAAGATAATACGTTTGATGCTATCTACATGGGTCATGTGCTGGAGCACATTCCTTGGTTAGAGGTGTCTACATTCCTCAAAGACATGCAACGTATTGCTAAACCCAATGCTCCAATGCTTGTCGTTGGTCCAGATGTTCATAGAACTATTAAACGCTGGAAAGAGGGTTTAGAGCCGTGGTGGTTGGTGGAGTCAGTTATGGAGCATTTAGATGTCCCTGATACACATGTTCCTGGATTGGAATGGTGGGATGGCGCTCACCACCATTGGAATTGTCATGAGTCAAGAGTTGAGAAATTGTTAAATTCATTGGAGTTTAACAATGTTGTCAATTTATTTGATGTGATACCTAATAACCCAGCAGGAAAATCATGGTTTGATGCAGAGAGTCAAATTGAATGGCCTGTTGTTGGTAAGTACTACTGGCAATTCTGCCTAAAGGTTAATAACAAACTATAATTGGTGCATGGCTAGAGCACGAGGTTTAGGAAACGCAGGTAGGGCAAGAATCAAGGACTCTTTGCAGGCGTTTGCCCTTTCTGACGAGCAAACAAAGCAAGCCTTGTTTAACGAGGAAGAATGCTTTGACCCCTGGGTTGCTAGTACAGGTGGCGTGGACAATGCAACGCCAGACATGTTAGGTGAAAGAACAAACGGACAAGACAGCACTCGCTTTACTTTTGTCCAATATTTCTTTAACCCAGAAACTATGGTTGGTGATATCTACATGGACTTTCGTGGAAAGAAGGGTAGAAAAAACCCAACTAAGTACGTGTTTAACAATGTCCCTGTTTACCAAGCCAAGCGCTTCTATGAGGCTCTTTCAAAAGGTAAAACATTTAACACTGGTGGTATGAGTGGTGGTTATGTTGACTTTGACCCAGACCATTTCAACAGACCACCAGCAACACCATTGGGTAGGAAGTTACAGTACGGAGCATTTAGCCAACAGCAAGCAGACCAAGGGTTCCCTGATGTTGAACAGCAAGACACCAGGCAATACCAACTCCCACTTGATTGGCGATAACGACTAGTATCTACCCCCATGAATATAGTTCGTGGAATTTGGTTTGTCTATTGGATTGTCCGTGATACTGGTACACCTAATATCCCACATATCGCAATGGGTACATGTCAAGAACTCGGTGGGTACTGGCGTAAAGGTAAGGGACCGCAATTACGGTTTGGTAAGTACTTGTTTCAATTTGGGTTGTGTAGACGTAACGAAATCAAGAGTGAAAAAGAAGGACTATTATTTGCGTTAGGTGGTCGTGAGATGGACACAACAATAGAGGAGATTAAACAGTGGCACTAGGGATATTTAAAAAGGAAGAAAAATCGCATGATAAACTTCCACCAAGTAAGGCGCAACAACGAGCCGCTAAGTTAGATAACTCTTCTTTGTACGGTTGGATGGATAACTCAATCATGGCTTTGGGTGCTTCTTTTGATGCGTGGAGATTTAGAGATGCCCCAGCAAGTGAAGTAAATGATTGTGTAGAAGCCTTACAAGTTATTTGGTCAGAGATAGAAAAGAGAAAACAATGAGAGCACCAGAAGAACTTAAAATGGACAGAACTATTGGGCTAGCAAATGACCTAGCAGTTCGTGTTCAAGCGTTCCCACACAACGGGTTGCTAAAACGAATTGACTACCGACTGGTTGCGGACACGGAAGATATGCACGATTTCCTACTTCAGATAGAAAAGATGGTGGATGAGGTAGAGGCTAACCGCCGTATGTACGCCCCGAATAATCCAGACCAGTTATCACTTTTCTAAATTAGGGTAGGCTTGTAGGGTATGTCGGATTCCCTATTGGACCAAGAACAAGAGTTACTAGCCGAAGAGATTGTTGAAGAACTTGACGAAACCTCGGCTGAATTTGTTGACCAGTTAGTTACAAAACTGGTTCTTTTTACTGAGCAGTTTTGCGATGTTGAGTTGTTCCCGTACCAAATTCCTATTGCGTACAGAATTATTGAGTCCATTGTTTTGGGTGACGGTGAAGAAATAACTCTTATCGCAACTCGTCAGTCTGGTAAGTCAGAAGTTCTTTCTAACGTACTTGCATCAATGATGGTCATTCTTCCAAAACTTTCAAACATCTACCCAACCTGGCTGTCTAAGTTTGAGAAAGGTTTTTGGGTGGGAGTGTTTGCGCCAACTGAAGACCAAGCAGACACCGTGTTTAGTCGTATCGTAAGTCGTTTGACTAGCGAACACGCCCTTGGTTTTCTTCTTGACCCTGAACTGGATGACAAGGCTACCTCTGGTGGTACTCGTGGTAAGGGAAAAATCATCACCATGAAGCGCTCTGGTTCTATCTGCCGAATGCAGACCTGTAACCCAAAGGCAAAGATTGAATCAAAAACCTACCACTTTGTGCTTATTGACGAGGCTCAGGAAGCCGATGAGTTTATGATTACCAAATCAATCAAGCCGATGTTGGCGTTTAACAACGGAAGTATCATGCTTACTGGAACGGCTTCCCGTAACAAGTCCTACTTCTACAAGATGATTCAATACAACAAACGGCGTGTTAATCAAAGTAGAAAAGTGATAAGAGATTGCCATTTTGAGTACGACCACAAGGTCGCATCAAAGTACAACAACAACTACGCAAAGTTTATCGCTAAAGAAAAACTACGCATCGGAGAAGACTCTGACGAATTCCAGATGTCGTATTGCAACCGATGGATGCTGGAAAAGGGAATGTTCGTTACTGAAGAAAGAATGGAAAGACTTTATGACCCGTCTATGCCACTGGTCAAACAATGGTGGAGAACCCCTGTAGTGGTTGGTATTGACGTTGCTCGTTCCAATGACTCCACAGTAGTGACTGTCTGCTGGGTTGACTGGGACCATCCAGACCCATTCGGGTTCTACGAACACCGTATTCTCAACTGGTTGGAGATTAACGACCAAGAGTGGGAACAGCAGTATTTTCAGATTATTGACTTTTTACGTAACTACGATGTTCTTCGTATTGGCGTAGACTCTCAAGGTGTGGGTGGGGCAGTAGCCGAACGTCTTAAAATTTTGATGCCAAACATAGAAGTAATTGCAATGACTTCTGATGCTAAAAATCAAAACGAACGATGGGTACACCTAACAGAACTGATTCAGCGTGAGCAGTTGGTAATCCCTGGACACTCTAAGGCTCGCCGTACCCGTTCATGGAAACGGTTTAATCAACAAATGAATGACCTTGAAAAGGTTTACCGTGGTCCATATATGTTGGCTGAAGCCCCTAATGAAAAGGGTGCATTTGACGACTACCCAGACTCATTGGCCCTTGCCTGTGCAATGACTGTGTATGACGCAATGCCTACTATTCAAGTTGGCGAGAATCCCTTTTTCAATTAGTGGTATTCTTGTGGAAACCTTATTTTCCAAGGAGTAACACATGACAGTAGCACCAGCGCCAATGTTCCCAGAACGTGACCTTACCGTTTTTGAGCGAAACATGGCTCCAAGCATTCCAGGCAACAAGGGACCTCTTCGCTTTGAAGAAGGTGTCGCAACCGACACTGACGTTCCAAACGACTTTGGTCGTGGAGCATACGAAGACACCGCACCATCGCCATTGCGAATGAATCAGAACAACCCAGAGATGTTCTACAAGCATGCAGCAGACACCATGCGTGAACGTGCTCATGTTGGTTCAGCATCGTGGATTGAAGCCCCAGCAGTTCTTTCAGAGTTTGTTGAAGGTGCAATGGCAGGCGATGACATGCCTAAGTTTGAGTACTCATACAACTCAGGCGGACACATGAACCGACCAAACGTGACGGTTGTTAACGACTAATCATGTCAGATGTCGGCGGCGACTCAGGTGTTGACGCTGGTGCAATCGGTGGTGAACCACTTGGTTTTGATTCACCTGCTTTAACTACAACTGATGACTTAAGGGCAGGCATTGCCCAAACATACGGACTAGGCCCTACGGGTGCGTTTAGTCCTAGTTTGTACATGAGTAGAACTGGTCAGTTCTACTCTTCTTTTCAGGCCGCCCCACCACCTAAAACTCGTGAACGCCGACACCCATTTGTTCTTAACACTTATCTTAAACAAGACTTAGGTGTCAAGGTTTACCAACCAACAGGTTATGCAGTTCCTCGTGACTTGCAAGCAGCAGACACATTACAGGAATCTCAGTTCAAACAGCGTGACCCAATGGCTGACCCGATTGACTCTGCATTTGGTGACGGTAAACCAATGCTTGACCGCAAACTTAAAGATACAGTTCGCCCAGAAGACGAAGGCCGTTTGGTTAAAGAAACTGACCTTCGCCGTAGGGCTATCCACGTAAGTAAAGGTCGTAAAGACCAGTACGACTACGAGCAGAGGTAACAACATGGCACGGCGCTGGCTTGACGAACAATTAGCAGCAATCTCATATGCAGATGTAGAAAAGGTTCATAAAGATGACCGCAAACTACAAATGGCTCAAAAGAAATTTCAAAGTATTGCTGACGCAACTGAAAACCCTATGCGTGTTGACAAGAAGACAGGTAAACCAACAGGGGCAAGTAAGGATATTAAATTTTTAAGTAGCAGTATTAAGTTTGATAAAGCAAGTGGTGCTTCAGACCCTATGGTGAAGCGCACCTCTACTAAAGGTTTGTATTTAACACCAGCAGGTAAGTTTGGTACTGCTGACTGTTGCCGACATAAGACTGGACCGTGCGGTGCGGCATGTTTGCATGACACTGGGTTCCAAGATTTGGCTAACCAAATAGCACGAACAAACGCTCTTGAGCAAATGGGTCCAGATGCTGTTGCTCTTCTTGCTAATGAAATTGATAACCATGTTAGAGACTCGGCAAGGTACGACAGAGCAAGAGGTCACCACGGAAGTCTTCCTGCGGTTCGTTTAGACGCAACTAGTGAACTTTTAATGGATGAGATGGATATTGGTGACTTCCTAGTTGGTAGACACTCAGGTATTCAACAAGAAGGCGCATTTAAAGGCTACCCACACCTACTTGTTTCAGAGTATGGAAAAGGATTAGCAAAGGATGTACTCCCAGGACCAGAGCCTACTTGGAGACAATCTAACGTAGTACGAGTACCTAGTTGGAGTGAACAAACAACTATTGGTCGTGGCGAGCAACTACAAAGCCGTGGTATTGATATCGCTGTTCCTGCAACAAACTATGGAACATCCACGCATCCTAAAGACATCCCATCTCATGTCAGTGTTCAGTTTAAAGGTGGAAGAATGGTACTTCCTGCTGTTGACTATGACGAACACGATGTTATTGCAATGCGCCCATTCACTGGTAGTGCTGGGATACTTCGTGCTAAGAATCCTGCATTCTCAAAGCGTGACCCTGAACGCCAAAAGAAGGCAAGTAAGTTTTTAACTGACCAACACACACCTTATGAACCAGGTGTTGGTTTTGAAGGTGGAGAGTCACCAGTATCTCCAGCACAAACATTCAATATCCCAATGCACGATATTGTTCGTAGGAAAATTAATGGCCCTCAATTCTGGAACCCTGAAGAGTGACCTATGAGCGATGCGTGGGCAATCATCGTTGCGGCTGCTATACCCGTAATAGGAACTGGAGTCGGTTTTCTTCTGAAGTCCTTCAAAGAATTCAGAACGGAAAATCGTCAAGACCACGCAAACGTAATGGCAGAACTTCGTAAAGTTCGTAGCGGTATTGACGTAGTTGCTGGTCGTTTAAACCAACACATTGACTGGCATATGGATAAGGAAAAGAAATGAAAAAGTTATTCTTTATTTCAGCAATACTTTTAGCAAGTTGTGGCTATGACGGTAAATACCGTTATGAATGCCAGGACCCAGCAAACTGGGAAAAGCCTGAATGCCAACGCCCTGCATGTCAAGTAGACGGGGCATGCCCAGACACATTACTAGGTTTTGACCCAACCTTAGAAGGTTTAGTAAACCCAGTATTAGAAGAACTAATCCCAACACAGGAGACAACAGCACCATGAAACCACGGTTAACCTCAGCAGAACTAGATGCCCGTTTGAAGTTTGTAATCGGATGCATGCTTGGTTTTGTCCTACTCATCACCACAGTCGGAGTACTTTGGGCGCTTGTGTTTGTTACACAGCCTATCGGCGCTCAAGCAGAGAATGATAAAATGTTCTTTGGCGTTCTTTCTTCAGTAGCGACATTCATTACTGGAACACTTGCTGGTTTAATGATTTCAACTGGCAGGAACGCAGAAGATAAAAATGGTAATGGTATTCCTGACGATGAGGAGATTGTATGAGTAAGAAAGTTGCTTGGGACTACATTGTTCCCGTAGTATTACCAAAGGACCTTAAGGGTGTTACACCTGGAAAGTTGCCAGCAAACCTACTTGTTCCAGCAGTTGGTGGCGGTAAACTGCACCACATTGCAGCAAAAGCATGGGCTGCGATGGTCGCTGCTGCAAAGGCTGACGGTATTGAACTCAAGCCGACTTCCGCAGGCGACACATATAGAGAATACGAGTTGCAAAAAAAAGGATTCCTCCAACGCTACAGCCTTGAGGATACGGGAACTGGTAAGACCAAGACCTTTGAAGGCAAGACGTGGTATTTGAAGAAGGGCATGGCGACCTTGGCTACCCCTGGTAAGTCCCAGCATAACCTCGGAATTGCCGTTGACGTTGCTAACGCAGGTGAGCCAAAGCGTTTGAACTGGCTCATTGCCAACGTGAAGAAGTTTGGTTTCTCATGGGAAGTTGTTCCTGAAGAGCCTTGGCATCTTCGTTATGTATGTGGGGATAATATTCCAGAGGCTGTCGCTTCCTTTCAGGGGTAGTTGACACACCTACTTAGGTAGGATACGCTACACAACCTAAACCAAAAGGGTGGTAGCATGAAGGTACATGATATTGACCGTATCCTCTATTATCTCAGTAAGGTCTTTGTTGGGCCTTCTGATGCTGATGAATTATTCAGGGTAATAGAGGTGCTTCAAAAAGAACGTCACAAGTTGGAGAAGAAACATGTCAAAAAATAGTTTATTAGACGAACTTAAAGCAGGTTCTGCTCCGTTAAAAGTTTGCGGTATTGGAAAAGTACGCAACGAAATGTCTGCTGAAGAGCAGGCAGCCTTAGACGATGCATTCGTTAAGATACGAGAAAAGAATGCTTCTCCTCGCTCAATTCAAGTTAGTGGCTACACATATAAGTGGCTTTCTGATTTGCTCAAGAAACATGGGCATGATGTAACAATCCGAATGGTAGAAAAACATAGTAGAAAGATGTGTAGTTGCGATGTCCATTAAAGAAGAACTAACTGCTGGACCACAGAGTCCTAAAGAAGTGCTTGGAAAACTTGCTGACCTATTTGCTCGTCAAGGAATTGATGTAGACGAAATTGGTCAAATACAACGAGTATCTCTCTATCAATCACTTACCAAAAACGAAGAAGGTGAAGCAGAGATTCACGACCTTGCTGGTGTGCAATTTAAGTTCTCACCTAAATGGGAGTCTGGTCCTGAATGGCCTGTTGTACAACAAGGTCCTGCTATCAAGTTACCAACACCAAAAGTAACTAAGAAAAAAGCAACAGGGTTTAAGACCTGTGTAGTTCCTCCAGATATTCAGATTGGTTATTACCGCAACCGTGAAGGAAACTTGGAAGCAACACATGACGAAAAGGCTCTTGACATCTGCATTAAGGTTATAGAAGATTTACAACCTGAAGTTATTGCTCTTGTTGGTGACAACCTTGACCTTCCTGAGATGGGCAAGTATGTGACATACCCTGCGTATGCACAAACTACACAAGCATCAATTGACCGTGCAACTTTGTTCTGCGCTCAACTTCGTGCTGCTGCTCCAAATGCAAAAATCATTTGGCTTGCAGGAAATCACGAAGAACGTATGCCTAAGTACCTTGTACAAAATGCAGGCGCTGCTTATGGTCTTCGCAAAGGAAACACACCAGACTCGTGGCCTGTTCTTTCAGTCCCATACCTGTGTCGTATGGATGAATTTGGTATTGAGTACCGACCAGGTTATCCAGCATCTGACTATTGGGTTAATGAAAAACTTCGCATCATCCACGGTGACCGTGTGAAATCATCAGGTTCTACTGCACACGTATACCTTAACCAAGAGAAGACGAGTGTTATCTATGGGCATATTCATCGCATTGAAACAGCGTTTAAAACACGTGAAGACTTTGATGGTCCAAGAACCATTATGGCTGCTTCTCCTGGTTGCCTTGCTAGAATTGATGGTGCTATTCCTTCTACACGTGGTGGTGTAGACCTTGATGGTCGCCCTCTAACTCGTCACGAGAATTGGCAACAAGGTATCGGTGTTGTCACTTACGAGGATGACGGAAATCACAGGTTCGCATACGATGTTATTCCCATTTACAACGGTTGGGCGTTGTATCATGGGAAGGAATTCATCGCTGAATAGCCATGACTACTATTGTCGCTGTCCAAGGTGATGGGTTCGCAGTCGTCTGCGTGGACTCTCGCATCTCGTCTATTGATGGGGGCATTGCCACGCAAATAGGAACTCTTCGTGAAGGAAGTAGCAAGGTATCAACTAATGGAAAATATTTACTTGGTGCTGCTGGAGATGTACGGGCCATCAACATTCTCCATCATGTATTCCAACCGCCGACCCCACCGCCAAACCTTAAAGGGAAGAAACTTGACCAGTTCTTTACGGCGAAGTTTATACCAGCACTCCGTGAATGCTTTGATGCACAAGGATACTCAATCCCCGACCTTAACGAAAACAAGCAACACATTGCAGAGCAAGGGTCATTAATTCTTGTAGCCATTAACGGCACTATCTATATTGTTGATGGTGATTACGCTTGGGCTTCTGAAGCCAGTGGGTTATATGTAATTGGGTCTGGCGGAGAGTACGCATTAGGGGCTATGCATGTACTTACGCACAATAAGAAGCAAACTGTGCAACAGGCTAAAAACCATGCGCTGAAGGCTCTCGCCGTTAGTGCTAAGTTTGACCCTCATACGGGACCTCCGTATCACACGTACATTCAGGAGTACGAACAAAGCAAAACCCGTAAGCCTGTATAATCGGGTATCCCCTATTAAGGAGTTAATATGAATCAAGCAAAAGTAGAAACAACAGACGCAGCAATTAAGGGCGCAGTTTTGGGCGCACTTACCTATGCAGGAGCCAAGTTGGACTTGACCCCAGAAGTAATCGCAATCGCATTGCCTGCGGTAGCAGCACTTGTCTCGGTTGTGTCAACCAAAATTGGTCCAAAAAACACTGCTCTTCTTTTGAGCGTAGCAACCAAGGCTATGGAAGCAGCACCTGTTGCTAAGAAAGCACCAGCCAAAAAAGCCGCCCCTGCAAAAAAGAAGTAATATCTTAGTATTCTTCTTTTCAGAAAAGGTGTAACGAATGCCTGTTGATTTTTGGTCACCGTCTTATAGGGCGGCATCTAGTGACTTAACCGTAGCGATTAGTCCACTTGGATTGGTTGAACTTGCTGACGAAGAGTTTGAAGTTCATGGACCAAGACTCAACAGGTATTCTGCTGCTTGGGCTTGGTATCTAGGTCATCACTGGTCACACCGCCGTGAGATGGGTGACAACAACGTCACCATGAATTATGTGAAAACCATGTCGGATTTCATTACAAACTTCTGCTTTGGTAAAGGTATTCAATTTAAAGTACCTGAGCAAAACGAAGCAATCATTCCACAACTGCTTCACGAAGTGTGGGACAACCACAACAACAAACATTATTTGTTGTGGCAAATGGGGCAACTTGCAAGTATCACTGGAGACTGCTTTGTAAAGGTTGCATATGATGAACCTTACGTTGATGGTGTTGGGCTACAGCACCCAGGTCGTGTCCGCATTCTTCCATTGAACCCAGCGCATTGTTTCCCTGAGTATCACCCACACGACCGTGAGCGCTTAATCAGATTTAAACTTAAGTATCGTTTCTGGGGAACTTCACCAGAAGGAACTCGTCAGGTTTACACATTTACTGAAATTCTTACGGACAATACCGTACAACAATTTATCAATGATGAATTGATTGACGAGTATGAAAACCCAATTGGTGTTGTTCCAATCGTTCACATTCCGAACATTACAATAACTTCATCACCTTGGGGTCAGTCAGACATTTGGGACATTATCCAACTGAACCGTGAACTCAACGAGAAGATGACTGAAATCTCAGACATCATCAACTACCACGCTGCCCCAGTAACTATCATCACTGGTGCTAAGGCTTCACAACTAGAGCGTGGTCCTAAGAAGGTTTGGGCTGGTCTTCCTAAAGAAGCACAAGTGTTTAACCTTGAGTCACGTGGCGAAATGTCTGGTGCTATTGAATACGTGCAAATGATTAAACGAGCAATGCATGAAATCACTGGCGTACCTGAAACTGCTCTTGGGCAATTCCAGCCAGTATCTAATACTTCAGGTGTTGCTTTGGCTATTCAGTACCAGCCTTTGATGAACCGTTACCAGATGAAGAAGATTCACTTTACACAGGGTCTTGAACGTCTGAACGAAATCATTATCAAAACTTGTGCTGTGTTTGTTCCTGAACTGTTGATTTATAACCCGTCACAGTCTGCAATGCCTGAGCCAGACATGCTCACACAGTTAGACCCTAATGACCCAAATACATACAAGACAACCATTCACTGGCCCGACCCACTTCCTGTTGATGCTCTTATCAAACTCAACGAAGTACAGGCAAAGATGGCTTTGGGTATTGAATCTAAAAAGGGCGCACTACGAGCCCTAGGCGAAGAGTTCCCGAACGAGAAGATGATTGAAGTCTTTGAGGAACTACGAGATGACGCTATTGACCAAGGAGCACTGGACATGATTCGTGCTCAAATTGGTCAGGCGGTAATGATTGCTACAGGACTGCTTCCTAATGGAGGAGGTCTTGAACCTACTCCTTCAGGAGATGGTAATGTAACAAGTGCAGGAAGTCCCCAAGGGGGCGGAGTGCTTCCAGGCGCTGGTATCCCACCAGTTGAAATGGAATTGATGAACCAAATGACTAGCAGGGCATATGGTGCGAGGTTCGCCCAACGCCGTATCCCTGATGAAGACAAATAACACGTATTAATAACACAAGTCAATATTTGCTAAACAACACTTAGGAGAAAATCATGGCAAAAGGTAATGACGAAATTGTCATCCCTGTGGAGGCTACAGAAGCCTTTCATGCGGAGGCAAACACAGTTGCCCCAAAGGGCAAAGTCTTCACTGAAGACGAAGTAGAAAACATCCGTAAGCAAGAGAAAGACAAACTCTACAAGCGCATTGAAGAGGCTGAAAGCCGCTACAAGAGCATGGAAGAGCAAGTTACATCTCTTGCTCAAGACCGTGAGAAGGCTATCCGTGAGGCGCAAGAAATTGCCCGTAAGGAAGAAGAAATTCGCCGTCAGCGTGAGTTTGATGAACTCAGTGCAAAAGAACTTCTCAAGCGAACTGAAGATGAATTTAACGTCAAGATTAAAAATGTTGACGCTGAATGGCAAAACCGCTTTGCCCAAATTGAAGCAGAGCGTTCTGCACAACAAGCATTGCTAGATAAAGAGCGCCAGTTGCGTGAGGTTGAAACCTACCGCCAGCGCCGTGTACACGAGTCTCAAGATGAAATCATTCCTGAACTGATTGATTTGGTCGCAGGCAACACCCCAGAAGAGGTTGAAGCATCAGTGGAAATCCTTCGTCAACGGAGTGCTGCTATTATTGAGAGTATCCAACAAGCGACTCAACCAAGTCGTGTTAAGGGTGTGGCGGTAACGTCACCATCCGTTGGGCCAATGGAAACTCAAACGGAATACCAAACATTGAATGCGGATGATATCCGTAATATGACAATGGACCAGTATGTTAAAATGCGAGACAGGCTTTTAAGTTCACGACCTAAAGGTCGTTTTTAAATAATCTATCCATAGTCACTTAAGGAGACATCATGGCATTTCCAGCACCAACAGGCGGTGCGATTACTGCAACAGCGAACATTAGTTCAACTGGTTACAGTAGCGACTCCGCTTTATCCCCAGCAATTCAAACTATCTGGTCCAAGGAAATCTTGTTCCAGGCAATGCCTGTTCTTCGTTTTGAACAGTTTGCAGTGAAGAAGACCGAACTTGGTGTACAACCTGGTTTGACCATCAACTTCATGCGCTACAGCAACCTTGCTGTAGACGAAGCAGAAGGAGCAACCCTTGATGAAGGTGTGCGTATGGAGCCAGTTGCTCTGTCAGCATCACAGATTCAAATCACCGTAGGTGAACAAGGTCAGGCTCTTGCAGT